GGTCCTCGCGCGGAAGAGTGGAGTAGCGGAGATCGGTCGGCGAGAGAGTACCGTTAAATACCTTCGTCAATAAACGATTACTTTCTGTCGCGTTGTCTTTCTTCTCCGCGTAGTCTGCCTCTTCGCGCTGATAGCGTTTATCGGAGCGTATGGTGCGCAGTTGCGTGTCGGCTTCCGCCACACCCTGCTCGCGCTGCTTCGGCGTCAGCGTCCATTCGCCGGCGTTCAACTTGTCCTTTGTGCCTTGCGGATCTTGGCGAGCACTGGCATTGACGGCCGCCATGTTCAACTCACCCTTCATCTCCTGCGCGACTTCGGCGAGTTTGTCCGGCGGCAGTTTCCCGGCGAACGTCGAGAGTAGTGCGTCGACGTTCTTCTCGGCCACTGGTAGATAGCCAGGGTTAGTGCGCAACGTGCCGCTATCGCTCGCGATCAAACTCGTCGCTTGTAGGCGCGCCTTCGCCGCCGCCTGCGTGACCGCCATCCGATTCGCCTGCTCGTCGAAGACCATGTTGGTCGTCGCGGTGTGCAGGTCGAGCGCGTCTTGCCCCTTCGTCGTCTGGAAGTTCTCCCCGACGGCCGAAAGCTCGTCGTTCATCTTGCTTTTCAGATCGGCCGTGTCCTCGCCGTTGAGGTTCGCCTGATCGAGCATCGCGGCGTACTTAGTACGGATCTGCGCCGCGCCGACGATAGCCTGGCGCGACTCGTCCTCGCCGATGCGCTCGTGCAGTTGAAGGACAGACTGGCCGCCCTTGTGCAGCGCTGCGCCGATGTCGCCGCCGACGCCGGAGGCAGACGCCGGTACGAATCCGGTCGGGAGTTCTTGCGATCGTGCGGTATAGGTCTGAAGTTTCGGCATTGTCTACCCCGGCCCTGGGCCGATTGAACTACCCGGCCCGCGTACGCTACCCCCGCCGCCTGCGCCAAGCAAATCCGCGCCGGCTGATAGGTAGCCCGCTGTGCGCGAGGTCTTGCCTTTGAATTCCTCGAGCGAAGCGCCCATCTCAAGCATATGCGCCTTGGCTTCGCCGGCAACTAGAATCTGCTGCTTCTCCAACTCCCCCTGCGCCGCGGTGTCGGCCAGCACGTCGGCGAAGCTGCCTGAGCCGGCGTCGCCGCCGCGGGCGCCGGATGCGCCGATATTGGCCCGCATGTCGCCCAAGCGCAGATAGTTCTCGCGCGCCTGCTGCGTGGCGGCGAAGAGCGCGTTCTGCCGCGCATAGGCCGCGCTCTGCGTATACATCTTCGCGTTGTAGTCGGCTGCGGCGCCGGCAGCGACGCCTTGGTAGAAGTCGCCGAATGCGCTAAGTATCGAGCCTGCAATGGGAAGCGGAGAGGCCATTATGAATCGTCTGATACTTCAAATTGGGGCATCACTGCCAGGACATTCGCCGGGAACGGGCCGTCTGCACGCCAGTACACTTGGCCGAGTTTGTCGTAGTCGCCCTCGAAACGCTCGCGTACGACTCCGGTGAAGAGTGGCGTTGCCGTGCCGTACGCGTCTCCCCACTTGCGAACGATCAACTCAGTCAACGCGTCCGCATCCGGCCCGTACTTCAACCCAAGTGTGTCGAGAAGCCAGATACCCAGGCGCGAAATCTTCTTCGTCTTGCTCTGTGCGGAGCCGTCCTGCGAGCCGCCCTCGAGCGGCATCGTCTGCCCGTCGCTCGAGTAGCCGTACCCGAGAGTCTTGATTGTGCCCGCGGTCGTGAGTGTTGCGGTGCCGTTCGTCACCACCACGTCCGGCTGTCGCGTACCGTCCACGTACGCCGTCAGTGTCTCGCCCTCGTGGTTGAACAGTCCCGTCACGACATTGGTGGACGATGCGAGAGACGTGGTGCCGCTGTCGACGTAGAACGCATCTTCCTGCACGTCACCGGCCGCCCAAATGTTGCTCATGTACTCGATGTACTGCTTCGTGCCGCCGTTGATGTAGCGATTGACGACCAGATACAATTCGTCGCGCGTCTCTGTCGGGTCAACGACGACCGCCATGCTGGTGACAAGAGGAATGTCGAGGCCGTCGGCGCTGCTCGAGCCGCCGAGTTCGTGTCGGTGCCACGCTACAACGCCAGCATCGCGGTCGTACGTCATGCCCAACAGCACACCGTCAGACCGTACGGCCCACACGATCGCCTGCGGTTGTTCCTGGTACGCAAGTTCCGTTATGCTCGGGGATGTGATGTGCTCCGCAAGTTGCGCCAGGTCAGGAGTCATAAACCCGTCGACTTCCCACCGGAACGCCATCTCGCGCAGCTTTCTGCCGCCGCGCTGGATAAAAAGTGACGTGCGCGCAGCGCGAACGGCAGCGGCATTCGCGCTTCCGCGCGATGTCTGCACTTTGTACGTTATGTTCGTAGGCGTTACCGCTTCTCCCTGCGTCGTTGCTCGAATCAGCCACTCGCTTCGCGTAGTGCCCATGAGCAAACCCTTGTCGTGCGGCGCCATCCAACGTATCGCGTTCACATCATCCGAGTTGAGCAACCCCGACACGGCGTTCGCACTCGATACTGTGCCGTCAGTGGCGGACGGCGAGAAGTTAAAATATTGGCCGACGTTCGAGCCGTCGAAGCGCTGCGGAAAGGACGACGCGCCGGCGAAATACAGTCGATCCTCGTAGAACGCCGAGCACGCGGGCCAGCCAGTTGTGCCAGAGAACACACCCATGCGCCATGTCGCCTTGGCATTGGTGTTTGTGAGCGTCGACAGCACTGTGACAGTAACGACAGTCGTCGAAGTCCAGCCTGTGATCTGAACGTAGCCCCAAGTTGTGCCTTCTCGTAACCGAATGAGTCGTCCTATATCAGTTGTTGCAAAACCAGCACCAGCATTAATGCCGGCGACCGCACTGGCCGTAAGTGTGACGCCTGCGCCTGTTGCCGCACTAGGCGTCAGCGTCGTTGTAGTAGTGTTGACTACATCGTACGGCCCGTCGGTGAATACAATGTCCGAAATAGACCACGACAGCGCGGAAGCGCGCGTAAGCACTTTCGGCGTGATGTCTGGATGCGTAATGTACAGAGCGTCAGCAGATTGCGTGAACCGCATCTTCTCGAGAGTGCTCGTGACAAATGTCAGCGTGCTTATCTCGAAAATCAACGCCATCTGTCCGGAAACGAACGTGTCGTAGTTGGTTGTGTCGATCTTTACTGGCGTCGATTCAGCAGTCCACAACTCGAAAGTGTTCGCTGTGATGTTCTTGACAACGATCTCGCGATTGTTCAGTTGCCCCATTCCTACGATGTCGTGTAACTGAATGCGTTCGTCAGCAACGTACGTATGCCCTACTTTCGTAACGACGCCAGGGTTCGCTTTCGATATAGATGTAATGCTCTGCGACGCTTGTGTCAAGATGCCGTGATCTGTGTACACGCGCATCGCGCCGTCGAAACCGTTCAGTTCCAGTATGTACGTCTGATCCGTGGAGTGCTGGAACGGAATGAGTCGTGTCTGTTTGTTGTGGTACTTGCACTGATGCAAGAACGCCGTACCAGGGCGCCGCGTCCACGGACCCTGCACGAGTGGCAACCCGTTCAGGCACACGAACATGCCGTGGTCGTACTTGTCGAAGTCCTGGCGCCCGAGCAGCAGGCTACTCAGTTCGCCGGAGTCGAATGCGTTCTGGATCTTAGACGCGCGGGCCATCTACAGTCTCGCGTTGACCCACGAGTCTTCGGGGAAGCGCTGCGCCGGCTTCTCGATCGCGCCGATGCGCTTGGCTTCGCCGATGGCGAAGTTGTAGTCCTGCATCAACGAAGTCTTCAACTCCGTGCTGCCGGTGACTTCCTTACAGGTGTCGTGCGCCATCTTGCAGGCGACAGCCTCGCGAAATAGCGGGTCGTATGCGTTCGGGTCGAGTACCTTGGCGACGTAGCGGATGTCCAGCGGCGACGCGTCGGCGGTGATGATGAACGTGCCCTCGCCTTCCGTGCCGCCCTCAATGCGCCAGTCGGTCGCCTGGTTGCTCTCGTCGTCCCGCATCAGCTTCAGGAAGTCGTTCGGGATGCTGTAGCGGTTCCAGTCGCCCCATTCCGTCTGCGAGCCGTCGGCCGCGATCGACGCGCGCCGGATCGAGAACCCCCAATCGTACCGGCGAAGCTCCGCGTCGCGGATGCGATCGTAGGCGAGATTCATCGTGCGAGCGTTGGGGTGGCCTTGATCGATCGACTCGAGCTTGCGCGACACGCCGAGTTTCTGGAGCGCCGCATTGTAGATGCCTACTTCGGACGCAGCCATGCGTTACCTCCGGTTCATGCCGCGCGGGGGGCTGGCAAGGAAAGGGTTCTGTGCCATTG